TTGTGGACCTTGTGGTCCTGGCACAGTTGAATTAGCACCAGTTGGACCAGCAACACCCTGTGGACCTTGTGGTCCTTGTGGTCCTTGTGGTCCTTGTGGACCAACTACACCCTGTGGACCTTGTGGTCCTTGTGGACCTGTCACGCCCTGTGGTCCTTGTGGACCCACAACACCTTGTGGACCTTGTGGACCAGTATCACCAATCGGTCCTTGAGGTCCTTGTGGACCAGGAACAGTTGACGCAGCACCTTGCGGTCCTTGTGGTCCTGTTGATCCAGTTGGTCCTTGTGGACCCTGTGGACCTTGAGGACCAGTATCGCCCTTATCACCAGTACGAACAAATGTCATTGTGACATTGGTGCTGTTTGGGAAATTTGATCCAGTAAGAGTTGAATTTAATCCAGCAACAGGAACGACAAACCAATCGGTAACATGAAGATGCGAACCATTGATGTTAAAGAACATGTATTCCAAAGTATTTGCAGTATTTGCAATCTTGAATGTGCCCTTGATCGTCGAAGTTGAATCATCGATTGTGTTTAGAAAATTAAATACATTTGCACCTAAACGATCGATGTAATCAATATACATCTCAGTTGCAGATAGCAATGTTGAGTTATTAAACTTAACAAAGCCATTTGTTGGATCTGTGTTTGCTGTATTGGTGTTGAACACATATTCAAAGGTTGCGCCACCAAACTCTCCAGTGTCACCCTTTTGTCCTTGTGCTCCTTGTGGACCTTGCGGACCTTGCGGACCTTGCGGACCTTGCGAACCTGTCACACCAATTGAACCTTGTGGACCCTGTGGACCTTGTGGACCCTGTGGACCTTGTGGTCCTGTCACACCCTGTGGACCTTGAGGTCCCTCAACGCCTTGTGGACCTTGCGGACCGACAACACCTTGAGGACCCTGTGGACCCTGTGGTCCTTGCGGACCCTGCGGTCCAGTCACACCTTGTGGACCCTGCGGACCAACAACACCTTGTGGACCTTGTGGTCCAATTACACCTTGTGGACCTTGTGGACCAGCAACACCCTGTGGACCTTCTGGTCCTTGTGGTCCTTGTGGACCAAAGACACCTTGTGGTCCTTGTGGACCATCTGGACCTTGTGGTCCTTGTGGACCAGTATCACCATGAGGTCCAGGTAATCCTTGTGGTCCTTGTGGACCAATTTCACCTTGAACACCCTGTGGTCCCTGTGGACCCACAACACCTTGTGGACCCTGTGGACCAGCGTCACCAGTTACGCCTTGTGGACCCTGTGGTCCCTGTGGACCCACAACACCTTGTGGACCCTGTGGACCAGCAACACCCTGTGGACCCTGTGGACCAAAGACACCTTGAGGACCTTGTGGTCCTTCAACACCCTGTGGACCCTGTGGACCAGATGGACCCATTAAACCACCGTATGGTAATGAGCTCCAGGCAGTAGTTCCGTCACCAATCTTAAATTGATCAGTGTCGGTTTCTACACCCATTTCACCTAGCGCAAGAACTGGATCAGCGGACAGCCATTCTGCTGCTGTTCCGCGTCTAAATTGAAGTTGTATATATGCCATGTTAGGTAACGCCTCCGCAATTAATATTTAGTCCTACGCTAAAATCTGTACTTGGTAATCCGCCATCGTAAACAACAACACCTGATGTTGTTGGTCCTGTTGGTCCTCTATTGCCTTGTGGACCACTAGGTCCTGTTGGACCAAGTAAACCCTGTGGTCCAGTTGGACCTTGAGGACCTTGAGGACCAGTATCTCCAATATCACCTGTTCTTGCAAAAGTGATTAAAATGTCAGCATCATTTTGGAATGAAGTAATGCCGCTCACATATGCACAGTTTACAGCGAAGTAAAAACCTGCATCTGATGATGTTCCAGATATGGTAAACATCGCAAAATGGCTTGAATTTGATTTCAAGCTGACTTTAAAATGACCTTTTATGGTTGATGTAGAATCATCGATTGTCTGAAGAAATGACGCTAGATCGATGTTTGAATCATCATACTCATGAATATACAGTTTATTTGCAAGACTTAGATTGTTATTATTAAATTTAAGTCTTCCAGTTCCTGGATCAGTATTTGCAGTTGTTGAATTGAAAGTATAATCTAATGTTACACCGCCAAATGAACCTGCAGGACCGACAGGACCAGTTGGTCCTTGGGGACCAGTTGTTCCTGCTGGACCAGTTGGACCTTGCGGACCATCCATGCCAATATAACCATTAGCACCAGCTGGTCCAGCTGGACCTTGTAAACCTTGTGGTCCAGAAGGACCTTGTGGACCTTGCGGTCCATAATCAACAACAGCACCATTATACAAGTCTGTGAAGTTTTGATTTACTTTATCAAATGCTTCACGAACTGTATCACCAGTACCGTCATTTGGCGATGTACCAATATCAATTATTTGTTGAGTCATTTCTTATTCTCTTAATCTTTGTCAGCTGTTGTAGAGGTGTCATTAATACTAATAAACGTAGAATCAATTCTATCATCGAAGAAGTATGGGAATTCTTGCAACACCTCTGTAAATCCAAATGCGGTATCTGCATTTGCGCTCAATGGATCTGGATATACTATTTGTCTTACAAGCTGATTTGTTGGCGTTGATAGACTTTGTACATTCCATGAAGCATTTGAAACTGCACCAGTTATATATTTGCCAGTCTTAATTACGCCATTTGTATCAACAACAATTAATGTATTTGTTGATGGAGTCCATGCATGTACAAAGGCAGTTGAATTTGCTTCACTCAATGTTCTACCCTCATAAACGAGTTCTCCAACTCTGAATATACCCTTTCCTGCGCTCATAATCATTTCTTTTTGAGCTGTTGTATTAAATGTACTGTCATAGGTATTTGCAATTGCCTTGCGAATAATCTTAGACTCACTAGTTGCGCCATACATATATCCTTTAGCAGTAAATGTTAACGTCCACATTATAATGCGAACGTTATCGCTACTTACACCAACGTTATTTACATCTTGTGAAACAGAATTAAGTATAAATGGAACATCTACTTTCTCAGAAGCAACATCAACTAGATTCATAGTGAGCGTATAATCAGGAGCAAAATATGGAAGAATTTGCTCCACTATTTGTGTACCATCTTCAACATTTCGAACATAAATGGTTAGAGTGAAGTCAAAGTTATATGGTGTTGCAACAATATTTTTTACTTTGCTTCCTGTGCTTCCAGCTGCAAAACTATTTGTAAAGCTGCTTCTTTTTCGAAGCGGGTCATAAGTAATCGCGTCCATCTCAAAACTCATTCTTGGCAATGTCATCATTGTTTCATTTGCCAAGTTTGGATCTTGAGTGATACGCTCATAGAATTTTTCTTTTTGAGCGTACATCAAAGGCACGTTGATTCTTTCAATCTCTTGCGTTCCAGCTTTATTGTATCTCTTTAATGTGATGTTGTTAAACATCGTGCCAAAGGCTACGACCATTTTGCGAGTAATACGATGATAAAAATGCACACCTGATAGCATTTATGCTTCACCAAATGGATTTGATTCACTAAAATCTAAAATATTATCTGCTTCTTGTTCAATCAAGAAGTTATCATCTAGTTTATTTTCAACCGCATCTTTAATCTTATCTGCAGTAGTTTGTATTTCCCAGATAGCACCACTAGACTTACCTTTTAGTTGAGCTGTGTCAACAAATGATCCAAAAATATTTTTAAGCCTCAATTCTCTATTTGGTTTATCCCAAGAGGCAACAAGACCCTTTGCAGTTGCTGATGCAAATGTTGACCCCTGATACACCCACTCTTGATCTAAGAATGTTCCAGAACCACCTGCATCCAATATGTACTCAAGGACCATTGCTTGATTATCAGATATATCATCAATTTCACTGACACCTGTCTCAAACAATTCGCCATTATACTTAAAGGCTTCCATTGTTAATCCATACATGTATGGAGCAATTTTGCCTGCTTGGAAAAAGTTCTTTTCTTCTTCTACGCCTTTGATTTCCATTATTTTCTTTTGGACAGGAAGATAAACTAGATCACCTTCTTTGGGTAAATTATGAGTTGCTGGATATTGTTTTGCAACTAATCGATCATATGTTCGACGAGCCACAGCCATACGCGCAACTTTTTGAATCTCGAGACCAAACTTACTAAAAAACTCAGAGTTGCCTTCGAAGTCTTGAAATGACTCCATATACATGTCAACCTTAATTGCACTACGATAGCATTTTACAGGATCATCACCAAATAGTTCGTCGGTAGATGAACGTGATTCTCTTGGAAGATAGTAAACATCTATCCCATGATTACGAATTGATTCGATGATCAAATCTTCGATCAGCTGTTGTTCAACTGACGCTTTCTGATTGTTAAAATATACACTAGTTGGCATTTTATCCTACAATAAATGCAGTTGGTTCTT